TGGACGGCATCGCCAGCCATGATGCCAGTGACCGGAGCAAGGATCCCCGTGGGGAGCGTGCCCTCGTCGCCAACGATCTCGAACGCGAAGTACCAGTCGCGCCCCTCGTCAGACTCCGTGAAGCCCGAGCCAGTGACAGGACCGGCAACGCGCGTCAGCGACGGGATGATGCTCTCCGGGGCGCCGTCGCCAACGACGGTCGGGATCGGGGTCTTGCGGCCGCGATCGAGGAAGAACAGCGGCATGAGCTTGACGACGTTACCAAACGGCGTCACGAACTCGATACCATCCGCGCCGAGGCGGAAGTTCTTGGTGCCCTCGTTGAACTTCGCGCGAGCGTACAGGTCGAGATCCTGCGCGAGCGTGCGGTAGTGGGCCGACGTGACGAAGCACACCTCGGGAGTACCCCAGCGCGGCCCCTCCTCAATGAGGGCGGCGAGCTGCTGGAGGCGGTCCGCGTCCACGCGGGCGCCACCCGAGTTGAGGAAGTTGGCCGGGGCCTCCTTCTTCACCTGCGTCAGGATGCCGTCCCAGTGGTTGGGCGAGAGCGAGCTGTCAGCCCAGAGGACCTGCTCCTCGATCTTGCGCGCGAGGTGCAGGGTGGCCTGCTGCGTACGCATCGAGAGGAGGTTCTGGTTGGCGAGCGTACCCGTGATCATCGTGGCCACGTCGGTGACCTCGAAGTACTCAGTCAGGTACTTGATCTGCGCAACGGCGCGGCGGTACGACGCCTCGCTCAGACCACCGACCGAGCCCTCGCCGACGAAGCCGTCGAGGCCCTCAGAACCGTTGGTCACGATCTGCGCGTACTCGTAGACCGTCGAGCCCCACGACTTACGCGGGATCATCTTGAACAGCTTCAGGTGCTTGTCGCTGAAGGTGATCGAGGTGAGGACGTTGTCGATCGACTGGGGGACGAGCGGGGCAAACTGGCCCTGCGGCAGGTCCTGCGAACCAAACGGAACGCCCTGCAGCGGGTAGTTGACGCCCTCAGCCTTCGAGAGCGAAACGCCCGCGCGCTGGAGGTCCGTGTTGAAAAGGCCCGACTTCACCATCGGCTCAAGGTTACCAACCTCGGCCTCGGTGAGAGCGTGCGCCATCTTGGCAACCAGGCCGCCGCCGTTAAGAGCGTCAGCTTTGAGCGACTCGAGATCAAACATGTGGTTTCTCCTTACAGGCTGATACCGACGCTCTTGGCGAAGGCGGCGGGGTCATTGGTGGAAGCAGCATTGGCGAGAGCGTTGGCCAGCTCAAGGCGGCGGTTGTCATCCGCGACACCCGCGCGGAGCTCCGTCGTCAGCTTACCAACGAGGCTCTTGCGCAGACGAACAACGTCGTCCGGCGAGGCGCCCGGGGTGAGCTGGTCGTGGGGCGAAGGAGCGCTGGTCACCGCGCCGAGGACCGACTGCGGAGCCGGGGCCGCCTTGCCGCCCGTGAGCGACTTGGCGATCTCAGCGTTGCGCTGGTCGAGCGACGTCAGGTGGACCGTCAGCTCCGAGATCATCTCGCCAATGCTGACGAGCGCCTTCGAGAGCTTACCGGTCTCGGCCTTGACCTCAGCGACGGTAGCGTTGAAGAGGTTGGTCAGCTCAAGACCAGCCGTCGCCGGGATAACGGGCTGGATGGTCTCGGCAGGGGCGGCCTGCGACTTGCGAAGCTCCTCGAGGATACCCTCGAGCTTCTTCACGTCGATCGTCGGGCTCTCCTCAAGATCGTTCTCGACATCGCCGGCCGAAATCGCCGACTTCACCAGATCCATAGCCTGCGCCTCGGGGACCTGCAGGTACCGAAGCTTCGCGAGTCGCTCGCTTGCTTTCATGATTGCTCCTTGGGGTGTAGCTGGATCAGCCAGCCATGATAACATCTGCGAGCTTCTCGGCCTGCTCCCAGGTCAGGTGTCGAAACTCTCTAACAAGTCGGTTGGTGACCTGATCCTTATTCAGAAGTGTAGTATTTGCGTCCACGACTGCAGCAGCCTTAGCCATCTGATCGATTGGCGACCGGTTGAACATCGAGGCAGCAATATCCATCCACGTATCTGGATTTTTTGGAACAGGGCTAATAGCGATAGACATGACCTGCGCTTTAGTAACGCGCTTGCCCTTTCTGCCGCCGGGGAGGACACGCCCTTCGATGGAAAATCCGAGCGTGCGACGACCACCAGCCTCGGCCATGGCCTTCTGGGTATCGTACACAAGCTTTCCGAAGGGTCGATTCAAATAAAGCTGTCCGCTAACTCGCGTAGCCAACGCACCGCTAGAAAGTCGGATTTGCTCCACCTTCTCGGGGTATCCTGCGAGCCTGGCAATGTCAACAGGATGCTCGTACGTGAAAATGCCCTTCTTAAGGCAAAAAGACCAATCAAGCCCAGCCTGATCGATCTCATCCTCGTCGGCATCAGCGGTCTCGCTAGACGCAATACCACTGATAGGGGCGAGTAGACTTGGCTCTCCATTGCTACCAGCTTTGGAAATAGGCGCCGAGACCTTAATGTCGGCCGGAAGCCAAGCCAAAAAATCGCCTGAAGACTGAAGTGCGACGTAAGAAGACATGCGTGAACTCTAAAATCCCTCAGAAACTGAGGCTATAAAATGCGTTCACGCAGGCTTTGTCAACGGAGGAAGTCTCCTGCCGTCAACAAAAGCACCTACGTTATCGATGTCGAACTGCGGCGGAGGGACGTCGTTATCCAAAATCTTCTGGGCTGCCTGCGAGAAGAACGCATTAAGCGGAAGATCTGCGATAGGCGTAGCAAGCGGCTCAAGCCCGCGCTCCGCACGGAGCTCGTTCGGAGTCCGGTAGGTCGTGACGGCCGCCATGTCCATGTCGTGCTTTTCGCGCTCGTTACTCGCGTCAAAGCCTGCGAACTCGAACTTGAGATGCGGCCACGTTGGCTTGATGACGTAGTAGTCGATCCACGACTGGATGGCACGAAGCAGCGGGCGAAGCCCTCGCTCCTTGGACTGAAGAATCTTATCCATCGGAGACGCGCTGATAAAGTTGGACTTAGAGCCCTCAGCGCCAAAGACGTAACCCATCTCAGACGGATCGATCGCGTAGAGCGAGCACGCCACCTTCAGAAGCCAATTAATCCACTCGGCGAACTCCATCTCGGCGTTCGACTTGCCAAGAGTCACGGCCTCAAGCTCTTCCTGCAGCTGATTAGAAAGCTGAATAATAGGAATGCGCTTAAAGTTACGGCCGCCGGCCATCGAAGTCTGAATTTCTCGACGAAACTCATTAAATCGATTCTGGTCCCAAGCAGACTTCAAAACCAGCGCCGTGTGGGCGTGGATACCGGTCGTGAAGTTGACTTGGTTGAAGGTCTGAGCGTTCACGAGTCCCGTAATAATCGAAGCCAGCTGCTCGAGCTCAGGATGGCCGTAGCCGGAGAATTTGATGCTCGAACGCGGGCGACGAATACCCCAAGCCATGTTGCCGGGCTCGTAGTAGTTCACGATTTCACCAGAAACCATGACCTGAACGAAGCCTTCGCTGAAATCCCAACGCCCGTAGCGAGGCGCGGGCTCCCCGCCGTAAATTTCCTGAGTCGGAATCGCTCGGCGAATGGTCTTAGGGTCAACCGGGATGAAGGCGTACGGGGTCCCGTCCTTCTCGCGAATGATTTCGAAGTTTGCTTGGTCGTAGGTGAGCGTGTCCGGAACGATGACACGAAGGAACTGCTCAAACCCACCAGGCAGCCACTCGGCACCGGCGCGAGAAATAACCTCGGCTGCTTTCTGAATGTCGACCCTGTCCTTCCTGAGAGGAAGAGCTTGCCGCTTTTCCATCCGGATGCGCCAACCGATGTCGACCGGATTTTCCTGCGGACGAGCCCAGTCCGTAGCTTGGTTGGTTCGAGTCTGATGGATACCTGCGATCTGCGGAACGTTAGCCATCTGTTCCAGCATGTCGTAGGTAATGTTGAGCGTACCGTAGTGGTAGTCCCCCGTTGACCCAGTACGGGCCATAAGATGCGCGTCGTTGATGAAGTCGGCGTTGGCGGATCGCGGGGGAGAAACCGCGACCCACCGACGGCCGACCTTCTTCGTCTCGGTAGAAGTAGCCTTGGTGGGTCGCTCCTTCACTTGGAAAGCTCCTTCTGAAGGGCCTCAGAAAACTTGCTACCGACGATCTTGGTCGCCGCTTTGACTGCGACCGTCACGTCGGCAGGCGCGTCATCGGAAGCGATAGCGTAAAGAAGCTGCTCCGGCTTGGAGTAGCCCATGTACCTGCAATAGGTGGCAGACTTCTGAAGATTGGCCTTAAAGCGGTCCTG